TTAGACTTTTTTCAAATAATCTCCACTCATCCATCCGCTAGGTGTTCTCGCAAAACCATTTTTCCATTCATAAACAGTTACACGCGTTCCTCTTTCAAGGCATCCATCTTTATCTTTATCATGTTTTTGGCCATCTTTAGTTAATTCATTATGTTTTTTTCTACGATAATTAGTTCCTGGACAATTAGTAGAACATACATCCTTATGTTTTTGAACTGTTGTAATTCCATATTTATTTTTTAAATACGCTACTAATTCTCTACCTGCATTGATTTGCACATCTGACATAGTTTCAGTCATATAACTTCCTTCAAAACAAATACCGATAGAATCACTGTTTGAGCCTTTAGCATGACTTCCAACCACTCCTTCAGGTCTCGCTCTATAAATAGATCCATCTTTTCTAACAAAGAAATGATATCCAATTCCGCACCATCCATTTGCTAAATGCCATCTATGAATGTCATCTGCAGTACATGATTTTGATTCAGCATGATGTAAGATAATTCTATTAGTAGATTTTCTATTTGATAATTTCCCATTCCATTTGTAAGTTTTTTCAATAATATTCATTTTTTATTTCCTCCTTAATCTTCTACAAAAGTCCAATCTTCTGATAACATATCAGTTTGAGATGGAGCCCAAGGTACAATATTTTTCTTTGCATCTAGATTATCAGTTTGTAAATTAGATGAATCTATACAAACAAAAGGATTTGTTGTTGCATCTGTTTCACATAAATGAATAAAGATTCCTTTACCGTTCCATCCTTTTCTAGCAAGTTTCATTCCTCTTTTTAGATATTTGATAGCTTCATCAAAACCAAAAGTAGCTTCTCCTCCTAGTTCGGGACAATTTTCTTCATCAGCAATTTGCCATTGATCATCAAGAATATTAGACAACGTATAAATGACTCTTTCAGTTTCTCTAATATCCATTTCTTTGCCTTCTTTGGTATGCATGATTACTGTTTTCTTTTCATCATCCCAATACCAATATCCGCCCCAAGACGGGAGCTTAATTTTTGCTCCATTTTTCATTAATTCAAAAGCTCTTTTAAATTTCATTGTTTTCTCCTCCTAACTTAATACATTTATTTTCAAATTTCTTATAAGCATCTAAATAAAGTTCTTTCTTATCTCCGTTATACGTACATTCGAAGTACATTCCATCTGGAAGAGATGTTGATGCTAAAGCTTTACTATTTTGCAATGCTTTGCAACTCCAAACAGCATAGACATCAAAATCAACTTTGCCATCCGTTTTATCAAGATGCTCCTCTGTGTATTCTCTAACTATTTTTTTACATAAATCTAAAAATTCATCTGAACCCATTTGTTTTCTCCTCCTTGTAATATAAAAGAGAGCTATTCGCTCTCTTCATCATCTTTATTTAGTTGTTCTAATGCGTTTCTAATCTTATTAGGAATTGGAATTCCAATGTTTGCTACATTTTCTAATAAACTAATCCCCTCATTTGCAATATAAAAGTATGCCACAAGAGTTCTGAATGGCCATCCGTTAACCCCTAAAATGCGATCAAGCATAACAGCGATAATCAACACTACTAAAATCATCAATTTCTTAACCAAACCCTTAAAACCGACTTCACTATTTAATTGATTGGTTAAAAACGCATAAAGCACACCTGTTAAATAATCTAAAATCATAAAAATAACTAAAACTTGTAATGCTAAATCAAAACTTCCAAATAAATACGTAAAAAAAGTAGCAATGATTGCTACAATCCCGTTAAAGTACTTTTCCATAATTTTCATTTTCCTCACCTTCATTCAAAAATTCAATTCCATGCATTGCTAGAATTTGATGCAATTTGATGATGTACTTGTTTTGACTTTGAATAATGTCGCTTTGAATATTAATGATATTATTCAATTTTGAAATGTTATCTCTCATTTCTTGAATATCTTCAAATACTATATCATTCATCTTCATCATCTTCTTTTAATAAGTCGTCATATTCTTCTTGTGTTAATCGGCCATTGTTGAATGCGTTTTTCGTCATGATCAACCAAGAATTATATGAAATTCTACTCTTCAACTTCTTCAATGTCTTGTGCATCTGTGTTCACCTCACTTTCTTCTGTTGGGATATAGACTCCACTCATTTCAGCTAAATACTGAATTAAAAGATTTTGTGTCTCCACTTTTTCTTTTAAAGCTTTGGCATTTTGCAAATCAACTTGTTCTCCAATTGTTAAATTTGAACCATCAATACTAGGCATCTTTAATTCCTCCTTCTCCTTATGTCTTTAATAAATCCAAACAATACGTATTCAGCTTATTTGTAAGATTATAAGAGTTTCCTTTGCTGACGTGATTTTTGTACGCTCCAAAGCATTCTTGAAGCTTTTCAACAGACATCTTGTTTAGTTTGACCCTCTTACACATCTTTCTTAATTTCATCTTTTCATGCTTAACACTTTGTCTATCTACAATCATGATGACTTTACCTTTATCAGTAACACGATATTCAAAGCCTAGAAAAGTAAATTTCTCGCTGAACGGTATTATTTTTGTCTTTTTCGGATTAACTTTTAATCCTATCTTTGCTAATTCTATTTTTATTTGTTCCAATGCATATTCTAGATATTCCTTACTTGGATGTATCATGATTGAGTCGTCCATGTAACGAATGTAATACTTCATATGAAGCTTTTCTTTGATGTAGTGATCTATTGGGTTTAAATAGCTAATTCCAGCTATCTGCACCATTTGTGAGCCGGGTTTATATCCTTTAACATCCTTGTATTGATTATCAAGAACTTCTTTGACCCTTTTATAAGCTCCATCATCTAATTTTGCTCTAAACATATCTTCTACTACTTCGTGTGACATAGATTGATAGTATTTAGAAATATCAATCTGCAAGATATACCCATCAAATCCATGATTACGATAATGTGCCCATAGGTATTCTTTAAGATACTTTCTTGCGTAGTCTGTTCCTTTACCTTTTTGACAAGAACAATTTGTTTGGATAAACGATCTTGTCGTTCTAGGATAGAGAACTTCATCATTGATTGCTCTTTGATAAATCCTATCTCTAAAGGATATCGAAAGTCCTTCTCTCCTTTTAGGATAAGTAATCAATATCGTTTTAGGCTTACCACTTTTATAAGTCCCGTCTTTCAACTGACAATACAGTTTATAGACATTCATTAAAGCGTCATTAGAAAATGCCATGACACTTGGTTTCCTAGAGACTCCTTTTCTACATTTCAAATATGCATTGTACAAAGCATCTAGATTTACGATTAATTTTTCATCTTCGGTCATTGAACAACCTGACCTTTCTTCTGTTGATTTTGTTAAATAAAAAAATGCTGTCGCAGTTGACACTTCATAGAGTACCAACATCAGCATATTGTGGTTTTCCCGTCTACGGGCGGGGCAATGACTCCTTACTTTTCTACTTAAAAAGAACATCTACACTACATGTAAACTTTTACGTTCTTACCTTAATTAAGTAATCGGGGCGGAGCGGAAGGCATTCGCACAATTGTTGTTGTTGACATTGCCACTAGGATTGACATTCCACTCATTGCAAGCATTACCACGATTGGCGCTACGCATGAATTTTAGCCATTACCCCGTACAGCCTAAATCTTATTAAATTTTTGACCGTATCTTTTTATATCAGCTTTGTGCCAATTAACTAATGCTTCGTTGCCTTTACTATATAAATCAAACCAGTACTCATATCTGTTAAGTCTTAAATGAAATACTTCTTGTGCTATCATCAAATAGCCTATAACTCTTTTCATATTCTCGATAGCTCTCTTTTGATATTTATATCTTCTTACAAAGTCATTGTAGTTAGATACATATATGTTATTTGCAACATAGCAATCAGTATATACATCTACTATTGTCTGCAACATAGGAAGCGTTATCGTATCATCATATTCTTTAAAGAAATACTTCTTGTTTTTAGTGATTTTGAACGTATGCTTTTCAAATTTTCCTATTTCTTGCAGAACTTTTGAACGTGTATTTGACATTGTATTAGTAACATGTCTTTGTCCTACGTTTACACTCATAATTTATTTTTCTCCTTAAAGCAATCGCACCAATACGTGGTTTGGTGCGATTAAATAATGATTTAACAGATGCAAATAAGCGGGGCGGAGCGGAAGGCATTCGCACAAAGGCTGTAGCCGACATAGCCACTAGGATAGACAAGCCACTCATAGCAAGCAAGACCACGATAGGCGCTACGCAACCAAACATAGACACCTGCTGTTGTGTTGTTGATACCATAATTAATATATCTGTCATTTGAAGTGTACCATGGTACTGGGGTTGCTACCCCCGCACGTTCTTTCCAATATGGGTGATAATCACCTTCACCTGCCACTTGCTTGTTGATGAACATTTCTTCAAGTGATGGTAAGAACACCTTGTCATAAGTAATATCAGCTTCTCCTCCGTCATTAACGGTGTTTGTATAAGTCACTACTTTAACGGGCTTGATTGCATCTACTAATTCAGTTGGTAACATTGATAAAAAGCCACTGATCGTATCAGCCTGATTAGGAGCTAAATCGAATTCATCTTGCGCTTTCCACCATTGGCCTTTGGCTTTATCACTATTCAACCATTGTCTAATAGCAGATGTTTTCCATCTGTTATGCCCATAAGCACATTCTTGCATACAGTTCATCTTAACTCCGTTTAAATCTTCAGTAGTCTCAATGTCTCTACGAGTGGCAAAATTCATAACCCCTAAATCAATCCCTTCACCGCCTTCTGTAACATCTACAGTTTCAACTAGTGTCTTACCATCATTTTTATAGCTGTAGACTTTCCAGTTGGCTGGTTTAGTATCGGGCATTCCTCTAAATCCACCAAGACGTCCACCTGCCACAACATCTTGTGTCAATGTAAATTGGTATGTTTTATCTTTTACAGCATTGCTTCCCCAGTTTTGCCCTAAAGTCAAGTGATAAGTTCCTGCTTTTAAACCATTAGGACAAGCAAGAAACGCTCTATATCCCGTGAATTGTACATCTTGTGGTGTTGCAAAACGTGGCTGTAAAATCATTCCTTGAACAACATCCCCACTTTCTAAAGTGACTTCTCTATGTGCGTTGACATGCCAAGGATATTTTTCGTAAACTGTTCCGTTATCTACGTTTGTGAATTTATCATTGAATGTCTTGCCAATTGGGAAGATTTGTTCTCCTGCTCCGCTCGCTACAACTTCTCTAATCATGTCCCAAGTTGAAAATTGAGCAAAGTTACTTCCTGCAATCATTCCTAGAATTGAATTGAGTTCTTTCATCTTTTGAACCATTTCTTTTCCAGTTTCGTTTAGTAATATTGGTTTTGGTGCCATTTTATCAATCTCCTTCCATACATATTTCTTCATCAACAACCGTCAAACCTAACGCATCCAATCTATTGATAAGTTCATCAAATTTTGTATATTGCTGATTTAATTTGTTTGATATATCCGCTTCTTGTTTGGATAAATCTTGTTTAGCTTGTGTACTCAAAGAAGAAATTTCTCCTTTGGATGTATTAGCTAAATCATTGATTCCTTGTTTGATTGTCACATCTAATTTGTCGAGTGTAGCTACTTTATTTTTATAGTCTGTATCAAAATCGTTCACCTTTTGTGCATAGTCATTTTTGAATGTATTTACATCTTCATTGAATACTTCTACTTGACTATCAATATCCGACTTGTCTTGTTTTATCGCATTTGCAATATTGCTTATATTGTCGTTTGCTTTAGCTACTGTCTCGCTTGTTTTTAATACTTCTTGATGTTTTACATCAACTTCTTGCTTTTGCTCTTGAAAAACTTTTAATTGAGCTTTGTAGTTAGCTTCAAAATAAGCATCTACTTTCTTTTCAACAGTTAACTCCCAAGCTTCGGGATGTTCTTCAAGTGGTGTTGCAGTATTTCCAAAAGTACTTAATACTCTCAAACTCACAACTCCCAAATGAATGATTTCTTCATTCTTTGTTAGAGCAAAAGAAAAAGCAACTGATCTCTCGTTGCTAAAATAACTTTCATTCAATACAAACGTATCATCATCTTTCATTTCTAAAAGATATTCTTTTGCGCCAATCCTTACAAATCCTTGTAAGTCATAGTCGCTATAGTTGACATCTCTAACGAACTTAAAAGTCAAGTTTTTGCTATGCTTATATGCACTTGCTCTTTTAAGAGATATTTCTCTATCATTTTGAATGATTTCGGCATATATCATAGTTATTCACTCTCCTCTTCCATGCATAAAAAGCCACCTTCAATAACTAATCCTAAAGTATTGAGAATAGCATCTTTATTCTTTTTAGCTTCTTCCATATAGCTTTTTGCATTAGCTTCGCTAGTTTGTGCGTTTTTCATTGATTGTGTTGTTTCTTGAACTGTTTCATCAAGTTCATTGATAGCATTTTCAATAGCTTCAGCACTTTGATTGAATGTTTGTTTGATTTCGTTCATATCTTTTGCACAAATCTTGTATTCATCATCCTGCCCTTGCGTTTGAAAATCCTTTTTATCCTTATAAGTAATTTTAGGTATTTGCAATGTTGCCAAAATTAATCACCCTCTTTAATGATAGAAGATAAATTCATAAGTTCCTGCATAGTTGGATTGAACTTGCTCACTTCTTCAAGAGAAAGCTTGTCAACTTCAATATCAATATCAAGTGATAATAATTTCAAATAATCTTCATTGTTTACATCTAATGAAATATTTCCTTTATCATCTTTTTTGCCTTTTTCTTTGATAAGCAATTGTACTTGATTATTAAATAATGCATAAGCTTCATCTATCTTCTTTGTATATTTTGCTAACTCCCACTTTAAAGCAATATCACTTTGATGATTTCCTAAACTTAAAAGAGCTGAATTAACAGCTCCTAAATCTTTATTTTTTAATGTGATCATATTTCTATTCTCCTAAAAGTTCATCTTCGATTTTACGCATTTCAGCAGTAAAGGCATCTTGTTGCTTTCTACATTCTTCAATATCAGCCTTATAAAGCTCTCTATTGATGATTGCTACATTTGTACCACCAATCATATTTCCTGCGTTATCAAAGCCTTGTGACAAGTTCATGATGATTTTACCATCTTCGTTTTTTACTTCACCTTTGTAGTTTCTAGTGTGTTTAATAACTAATTCCATTTTCTTCTAACCTTCTTTCTAACGTGTCTACTTTTGCTGATAATTCTTGAATTGCTTTTGAAAGTAACGGAGTTATCGTATTGTTACATACTTGATACATAACAGAGCCATCATCTTGTTCGATAGGAATGACATATTCATCATCTATTTGTTTAAGTTCTTGTGCGATATATCCACACTTTACATGGCCCTCTTTGTTCGTCCAATCAAAATCAACATGTCTTATTGCATTTACTCTATCTAAAGCATTAATAGAGGTATCAACTATATTTTGTTTCAACCTAGCATCTGAAAGCCATACAGAAATTCCCCATCTCGTGGAGTTAACTGTTGTAATTTCAACGTATTCTCCATTGGAACGAGGAACCCATTTTAACCAGTTTACATAATCTGACATAACACCCTGCCATACAGCATCACTTGTTGAATACATAATAGGCGAGTTTCCAGCAACCATAATAGTAGATAACGATAGCCTTCCACCATATGAGCCTAATGTAGATGCGTTACTTCCGTCTATTTCAATCCCGTATTCATCAATGGATAAGAAGCTATCTTCCTCACCTAGAACTTTAAAATGAATTCCAAGGCCACCGCTTCCAGTATCTTGAATTCCATCAATATGAATACCTGTTTCATTAAGCTCAAGAGATTGTCCGTTTTCAATATTTTTAAAACTGATTGCTGAACCAGTAATCTTTGAACCGACGATATTACCAGTAACTGTCAAGTTTCCTTCATCATCTGTATAGAAAACTTTTTCTTCTGATGCATTAGTAATATCCAAAGCACCATTTTTGATGTGTGCTCCTTTGTTATCTAAAGTGAAACTTGTTGTTGAAATAGCATCATCTTTACTTAATTGCTCATTTACAGCTAAAACAATGTTTTTAGGTTGTAAAGCAATTTCTGTATTATTGACTCTGCTTTCAACAGTTTCAATCTTTTCAATAGCACCATTGACATTTTTTTCAATAGTTGTTGTCTTTTCTTCTTGATCTACAGCTTTCAAAGATAGAGTATTAACAGTTGACTCAATTTCAGTATATTTCTCTACTGTTTGATTGACTGTTGCCGTTATCTTATTCAAAGAGTCAGTATTTTTAGAAATATTTCCTTTAGCATCCGTCAAGTCGCTAGAGATATTTGTTACATTTTGAGTAATCGTAGCAACATTTTCTTCTGTGTGCGCTGTTCTTATTGTCAAACTTTCGATAGTTTCAACTATTGCACTATAGTTGTTTTGAGTTTCAATAATTTTAGCTTGTATGCTATCCTTGTTTGTAAATACTCTTTCATTCATACTATCCATATTTAAGCCGATAGTATCCATTTCTTTCTTCAATCCATCAACATTTGTCGTGATGCTGATTGTATCTTGTTCTTGCTTTTCTACTTTAGCTGTTAATTTTTCAATAGTTGTTTCAATTCCTGCATATTGAGTAATAAGAACTTGAACATTGTCTCTAATCGTACTCATATCGTACTCAAAGCCCGTTGGAGTTGTTCCAAACTCAACTTTAGGATTTGAAGCAACAGCTCTTTCAGCATTGACATCTACAATCATTCGCAAGTTAGAAACACTTACAATATCTTCATCTTCGAGCTGATAATGTGCCCAAATTCTCTTATCAACGTTGTTCGTGCTTGTCTGTAACAAATATTGAAGATCGTATTGTCCTAAATACCAATATAAAGAATATGTCTTTTTGACATCATTTTTATAAGTAACATCAAATTCAACACCGACTCTGTTTCCTAAACTCAAATATCCATTCAAAACATAAACGGATAGAGAAATAACAATATCCTTACCTTTTAGATAATTTTTAGTAATTCCTAAAGATGGAATGGAATAAGTTGCTCTTTCTAAATCCTCACTTGTTTTAATCAATGAATATTCGCAGTTGTCAAAGATATTTCCACTTCCTGCTTCAATCAAATAAACACTTTGAGTAATCTTTTCTAATTGAGCTGTAATATCTTTGCTAGAAATGACTAATTGTCCGACCTCACTTTTTGTATCATCAATATCTTTTGCTATGATTGTGATTTTGTTGTTTGCTTGGTCTAGTTCAGTTTGTACTCTTTTTATTTTAACTGTTGTATCTGCTCTGTTGGTAACACTTTCAACCGCTTGTGTTTCAAGCTTCCCTTCTGCGTTCATGATATTGTATTCAGCGTTGTAATAATCAATATCAATAGACATCAACATAAAATAGTAAGTATCTTCATCATCATAATACTTAATAATATCTCCTACTGTCGAACCTATGATTTCAGGGGATTTAAGACTCTCCATTGTCATAATAGACAAGCCAATAATATTTGTCGCAATAGCCTTAACTTGTTCTTGTGTCTCAATATACGAGTTGTCAGCCATCAAATAATAAGATTGTCCTTCATCTGTTCCATATTCAAGAACGGTCCCTACTCCATTATCGAATATTACTTTAGAAATAGTAAATTCTTCAATAGTAGCAAATTCTTCTACACCCTCATATTCAGGCAAATCAAACTTCTTTTCTTTTAATAACCTCTTAAAAACAATATTTCCTTCTTCATCCGCAAAACAGTTACAAGCTGAAAATTCAGCTATGAACATTAAATAATTTCTAATAGATAATGTGTTGTCTTTCCATCCAACTGGTGTATCTAAAACCTTTTGTGGAACTTCATCATAAATAATAGGACAAGAAATCATTCCACTCATTTCATCTAATTGCCCTTTGATTGTTGAAGGATATTCAATGGCCGAGTTATAAGCAACGTTAGAAAGAATGACATTGTCGTATAGTGTAATTTCTAACTCACTTGTCATTCTTTCAGGCTTTTCATAAATCCTAAAAACACCTAATTTGTTGTCATTGTCGTAAATCTCGAATTCTTGATCTAATATATCGTTAAAAGCATTTGAGCTGTTATCAATACTTAACTTAACTTGTTTAGAAGAAACATTCCCGATAATTGTATTATCTGAAAAAGAAATAGAGCTTTCCATTGCTGTGACATATTCAGCATAATCAATACCATTTGAAATTATCTTATACATGTTTCTTAAACCTCAATCAAATTAAAAGACAATGTTGTTTTTGTACCACTAACAGTTTCATAATCTTCTGTTGAGCGGTCACTACAATACATTGTCTTTGTAACTCTTTCTCTCTTGTATCTATCGTAGACTTCAACTTGAAACTCTTGAGGGTCAAGCAATCCAAGAACTAAATCCACATAGTCAGCATCCCTATTTTCCATAGAGCACTCAATTTTTAAACAGTTCTTTCTAATTCTATTTCTTTTTAATATTCCAGTTTTCCAACTTCTTGTCGCTTCTGCATCCAAGTCAAAATAAGTATCTTTTTTAGAGGAAAGGCTAATTGTAATACCGCTAATTGTAATGTCATGTCTTCTTTCATTCGCCATATTAAGTACCAAATATTACCTTTCCCGTTTTCATCAACGACTCTTTGTTTGCGTTTTGAACTTCCTCCGCAATTTTCTTTTTACCGATATATACTTGAACAACATTGTTTCCATTGTTATTAGACTCTCCCATTGCTTCCTTAACAGCTCTATATACACCACTTTGGATACCTTGAACGATTTGTTCATTGTTCGCTACAGCGGTTTTACCATTTGTGAATTTACCAACTAATTCTCCGTGGTTTGCCATGAACATACCATCTTCTGGGAAACCACCAGTAGCAAAGTGAGGTAATCTCATAGTAATTGTTGAAACAACTCTTGATACAGTACTTGAAATTGAATTAACAACACTACTCAAACTATTCCAATCTAAAGCTGTATGAACTTTAACATTAGGGTTACAAGCTCTTGCTCTGCTTTCAATTTGACCGATAATTCTTAATGTTTCAGCATCTGTAGCTCCACCATTTCTTGCTAAAGCATTTGCTAATTTTTGACAATATTGAAGTCCTGATTTATCCCCAGTTTGTTGGAACATATTCAAAGCTTCATCTAATTTTGCTTTTTGATAAGAATTTAATTTAGACATTTGAATTGATGTTTGGCTTGACATGTTAGCCCATTTAGAAGCTTCCAAGTTAGCTATTTTATTTTTGTTTGAAACATAGTTGTTGTATTCTTCTTGTAATTGAGCTTTTTCAGTTGCATTAAGCTTAACCCCTGCATCTTTTAATTTAGCTAACATTTCATCATATGTCATACCATGCTTTTTAGCTTTTTCTACCATGTGTTGGATAATAATGTTAGTAGCTTCTTCATTTGATTTAACTTCTTTAGAGTTCATATCAGCGTTGTTTTTTACATATTCTGAATGTTTAGTTGTTAAATCAACAAGCCCTTGTGCCATAGATTTCCAAGTTGCTTTAGAGTCATTACCCATCTTTTCATAGTCTGCAACAATACTTTTTGCCATATCTTTTACATCACCGCTTGTGGCTTTAACAGCCTTATCGTAGTCGGTGATAGATTTCTTATTGGTATCAAAAGCTTTTTGTGCACTCTTAACATTCTTTTCAAGTTGGGAGTGTGTAGCGGTTAAATCTCCAATTTGTTGAACTAACTTTTGATATTCTTCTCTTTCACTTTGTGTTTTATTTACACCTTTTTGTGTTAATTCATCAAAGCGTTGTTTCTTTTTATATAGTTTTTCAGTATTGTCAGCTAACTCTCTTTTTGCATTAGATAAAGCAACACTTAAATCCTTTTCTTGTTTTAAAGCTTTGACGTAAGCATCATAATGAGCTTCTACTTTGGCTTTCAACTTCATAGACTCAATAGTTTGGTCTAATGCTGTTTTTTCATCTTTCCAATTCTTGATAACACCATCTTGAATAGTGATGTTAGTACCAAGTTTTGAATTGATTTGATCTATTAAAGTTTGAGCCACTTCTTGTGAACCATTAACTTTACCGTTAGAGTCCACCATTTCATCAAGTTTAGAAATTGCTCTTTCAACAGCATAGTATTCGCTGTCTATAGTAGCAATTTTATCTCTTGTTACTTTTTGATTTTCTTGTGTCTTTTTAGTAACGTTATCCAATTCTTTTTGCTGATCTTTAAGTTTATTGATGTATTCAGCGGTTGCACCAGTTGTACCGTTGTAATCTCTTGTAAGATACATTAAGACACCTGATACAGCAGTAATTCCTACAACCGTTAAGCCTAAGGGAGAAGTCAATGCAGATAACCCTTTAGCAAATAAGCCAACAGCACCAGTAGAAGTTGATGCCATATCTCTTAATTTTCCAAAGATAGAAGCTGTGTTGCTCATAGGTGTGCTTCCTGCTGTAAGAGTGGTCCATAAACTAGATAAGATGTTTTTAGCATCTTTAAATGTACTTCCAGTAGATTTAGCAGAAGATGTTAAATCTTTAAATGTATTTACTATCTTACCGCCAAATTTAGTTTCACCAAGCAATGATAGAGTGCCTTTTACAAGTCCTAATTCACTCTTGAAATCCTTAAACACACCTATCCATCCTTTTACCCATACAATTACTTTTGCTCCTTTGTATAAAGTGAACATAGCTGTAAGGGCTGTACATACGAGAGAAACCGCATTTTTGTTTTCTGCAATAGCTTTTGTCACATCTGCAAGTAAACCTACAAGACTACCAAATAAACCTATAGTCTTGCCTAAAACCTTACCTAGTGTTGGCGCAATATCATCTGCAAACCATTTAAGAATAGGCTTAACAAAGTTATCATTAATAGATGTTCCTAAATCAATGATTGCATTAGCTAGTCTAATGAGTTGTTCAAATAAAACATTTCCTCCGTTATCCCAAATTCCTTTAAATAATTTAGAGATACCATCAAAGGCAATCGCAAGATCATCTAAAAGAGAAAAGAATAATGAACTTACCGACTCAACACTTTCAGGCAATCGTTTTAAAACAATGCCGAAAGCATCTTCTACGATTGAACCAAAATTAGAAAATCCGCTTTGAAACCTAGAAAGAATTGACTCACCGTATTTATTCCAAGAAACATCCATAGGCTTAAAGATATTTTCGTTTACATACCCACCTACGATTTTTCCCCACTCAATCAATCTGTCTCGAATATCGTTAGCTTTCATTCTAACTTTGTCGAGCATATCATCATATTCACCAATAGCCTTTAAAAGTCTAGGGTCAACACCTGCACTTCCTAAACCTCCGCTATCTTTTGAACTACCACTTCCACTTGAACTTTCACTTGTAGAAGTAATGACATTTAATTCATCAAGTCCTGATAATTGCTCTTTGATTTCTTTTGTTTTCTTTTTAGTATCATCCAACTTATCATTGACATCACTAACACTGTCCCCTACACCATCTATTGAGTCGGCAGAGTCTCCGAAAGCTTGGTCAAAATAAGTTTGTCCGCTACTTGCATAATCTTCTACGCTATATCCTAAAAATAAAGCAAGCCATTTAACAGCTTCTTTAATAGCCATAATAAAACCATTGATATAAGGAAGTACCTTCCCAATAGTTCCGTAGAATACTGAACCTAACCAACGACCTACTTCTTGAATTTGTTCTTGAAGTACCCTTAATTGGTTGGCGGGACTTTCAATTGTTCTTGCAAAGTCTCCAAATGCACTAGAGTTAGCCATTTGTTGTTGCAATGAATATATAATTAATAATCTTTTTTCAATTTCACTTAAATCACTTACTTCTTTATCGTAGATACCTGCTTGTTGTAAATAATCGCTCAATACATTTTGAGTAATATCGTAACCGCTCGTACTACGAATAGGTCTAACTTGTCTTGATAATGCACTTTGGAACTTTTGAGCACTATTCTCCATTTCAACGTTGTAAAGAGAAGCATAGTCAATAGACATCAATGTTAATGTCTCGCTTAATTTCTCTGTAACGTCATTGCTCATACCACCTAATGCACTCAACATATTTTTGTATGTTGCTTGATAATTCATCATAGATGTCTGAGCTGTTCCGAAAGCTTCGGACAATTTATCTTGGAAAGTCATTGCTTGACTTGTTAAATCGCCCATTGCATTAGCGAATAAGTTGACTGTTTCAGTATAATCAACCGATTTTTCAATAATGCCACCAATCCCTTGCATGACTGGTTTTAATGTATTAAACATGAAATACATTTTTCCTAGGTCAAAACCTTTATGTAAACCGTTTGTAGCTTCTTTTATTTGTTTTGACAAACCACCCATGCTTGAACTAGCTCTTTTTGCATCACTAGACAAGTTTTTGATTTTAGAAGTGTTTACTTTGGATAATGATCTGTTAATACTTGAACTATCAATACCAAGTTTTTTCATACTCTTTTGAGTTTCTTTTAACTTCTTATTCAAAAGATTTGCACTTTGTATTGCTTTGTCAATCTTTGTTGAAATAACAACACCAATATCCGTTTGATTGTCCATAAATACACCTCCTTATAAAAAAGAGATAACAAAAAAAGAGATAGTTAGAATTACACCCAATAATTCAATCTATCTCTGTATCTTTTTTCTCTCTCTTCTTCTGTTATTTCATGTTTTTCTTTCTCCTTCAACCTATCTAAATTCATAAAATCTATAGGCTTATTTCTATAAGGTATTGTGTCTATGTCCTTTGGTTTGAAACCACTAAATCCGTTGTGGCAAAGAACGGGCATAATTGTTGTTGAGACTTCATAAAGGGCATCTAGGATATATTTACCCTCTATCCACTTTTCTCTGCTCAAACGATTAAAATAAGCTTTTTGATATGCTTTGAAATATTCTTCATCATAAAACCAAAACATATCAACGCTCATTCCATATTCTAAAGCAAGAGGAAGAAATTCCATCAAATAGTATTCTTCCTCTGTTGAGTATTTTTTTCTTACTTCAAATTCTTTTAGTTCATTTTGGATTTCTTCGAGTTTTTCTTCGAGGGTGAGGTTTCTTTCTTTTTGAATTTTGCTTCCGCCTTCGTCATTTCCTCGAATACTGAAAAAGCTTTTTGCTTCGCTTCCTCCAACATTTCAAATACTTTTAAATCACCCATTTTTTCTTCCATGTCATAGATAATGTCGTCAAATAATTCTCTAGATAAATTGCCTTTGAATTTTCTAGTATTTTTCAAGATCACATACATAGTATCTAACGTTGTTAATTCAGCATTATCTAAAACGATAGACATAGCTTGGGTTTTGTCTGCTACCGCTGTTAATTTTTGTTCCAAGATAGAAGCTAACTCCGCTTTTTCTTCGCTTTCAGGCATTACATCAATTTTAGCACCTTCAATTTCTAAATTTTTAATGTCTGTCATTAATTCTAGATAATCACCTGCACTAAAATCTTTAACACCTTTCATTTGTAAATCTTTTAATTCTGCTCTAGCTTTATTTGTGGTTTCAAAAACATAGTTTTCACCGTTATATTCATATTCAAATAACTTCATAATTCATATCCTCCAATTCTAATACTAAAAAAGACTACTTAACAATTACTAAAATTGTTGTAGTCCATGGTGCGTATTCTTCTTTAGATGCTTCTAATTCAACAATACAGCTACCTTTAGCAACTGGTGTGATGACTAAATTGCCACCAGTACAAGTAACTGTTGCAACACTAGGAGTTAAAGAAGTAGCTTTAACTGTACCGTCAGCAGGAATTAATTCAACAGTTGCCTTGAAAGTTTGGTCTTTGTTAGAACTATCTAAATAAACAACACTTTCAATTTCTGAACTAAAATGACATGTAGGTTGAATTAAATCGTAGCAGTTTTCAATAAATCCCTCGAATGATTTTGGGACAATTTTCATTGTTGCCTTTTCAGGATTATCACTTGTAGAGTCTTGTGAAGTAATTGAAACTGTACCAGTAAATCTTTCTGCTGAATAATCAGGAGACACTTTTAAGAATTCTAAAGTCTTACCTTCAAGAGCTTTGATACGTCTCATGTTGTCTCGGTGGTTATATACATCAACTTCTTTTTCATCTAATGTAACTTTACCGTTGATTTTACCTTTAGTTGTTGAAGTAGTGACATCAAATTCAATACTTTCAGGGTTACTTGCAATAGAAGGTACTGTTTCTAAAGGTAATAATAAAGAAAACTTACCACTTCCATTTTTATAATATAAAGCACTACCAATACCCGTAATGACACGACTATCGCCAAATTCTTCATATAATTGCATTGTACTTCCTCCTTTTTTAATAGATCATGTTTTTTGTTCTGTTAATTTTTACTGTATATCGCATAACAATTCGATATACGTTTTTATCCACGTTCGGTGTTGGCGAATCGTATGTTCTTTTTAAACCGCACATGACACCCATATATTCATTGACTAACTTATGCAATTCATTTGCTACAATCATTGCATCCACCATTTCTCCATCAAATTCAAGGTTTATCGTACTAATTTCAACAGTTAGAGATAACATGTCGATTTGTTCATAAAATCCTAAATTTGCAATATTTGTATTATTTGATACAGACAATACAACAAGTGGGAAAATGGACTCCTTCGCTTTTTTTGAAATATATGGTGCATAAATACTTTTGCTACTAACATATGATTTTAAGCCTTGAAACAACTTTTCAAAGTAACCATCCATTATTTAAGCACCTCCCCCATAACATCATTAAAAGCTTTATCCCAAATTGTTTTATATGTTCCTGCACTCCAATAAACGTCTATTGCATTTTGCATAAAGAAATGTGGTTTTGTCCCGTGCGTAAACCTCAACACACCGTCCTTGTCTTTGAATAACCAACCGCCTTGTCTTCCATCACCTTTACTAGCAAATTCACCAGTTCCAAACTCTACGTAACAAGCATACATGGCATGGTTGATAAGCTCTCCGTAGAAATTTGACCATTGCTTTGTAAAGCTATGTTCCAACGTTCCCGTTACTTGATACCATTCACTTGAACCAGTAGTATTATCAATATTTTCTTTTGCTAGATTTTCTAAAAAATCAAGAGAATATTGAATAAATGTTTTGCTTACTAAAGGCAATCTTTTTGAATACTCTTGTAGCACATCCATGACGTGCTGTATTCCTTGTTGACTTAATTCAACGTTGATTTGATACTTCATAGTGATTAGGCTTGTTTAGGAGTTTTAGGAGTTTTTTCTACATCTTCTTTTTCGTCTAAAATCTCCCATTCTTTAGTGGATAAATAATCAGCTACAATTTTATCTTCAACATCTTTTACAACTTTCGTTTTAATGTTTCTTAATTTCATACTTATTCACTACCTTTCGATATTTTTTGAAAATAAATACATATCTTTTTGTTTTGATTTCTAACCGAGTCTATCAAGTAGTTAGCTTTGCTACCATATGTCTTTTCACCTTCGGGAGTAACTCCATCTAAATAAACTTTGTCTCCTTCATGAAAAACATTGTTAAATATTCTTTTGCTTAAAAACGTCTTATAAGTCTTTGTGACTTTCTCTCCATAAGCTGTTACATCACTGTATCCATCTAAAGGAGAAACACAACAAAACAATTTTTTAGGCTCTAAATATTTTTTATTTCCGTAATCGTCTAACTTACTTTCGGTATCTTTTTGAGCAATATAGACAACATCATCAAACGATCTTTTAGCTTGATTAAAACTATCCCTCATTTTGGATAACCAACCATAGGGAATAATTCCAACACTAAAGCTCTCGAAAGATTTTCACGTTGAAATGTATATCTGATATTACCTTCTTGATACTCTTTAACACCTATCATCCCATCATCTGTACGTTGGATGATTTCAACACAAGCTCTCTTTATCCAGTTTGCATCAACCTTTGTAAATGTTTCTAATTCAAGTTGGTTAGATAATCGTTTAAACATTGATATACAATCTTCTACAGCATCCTCTAACTCCTCGTTAGATTTATCATCCTCACTGTATTTAATACGGAGTTTCTCAAAAACGTAAGATATTACATCCTCTTCCGTCATAACGAATACCTCCTTTTATTCTTTTTTTGTTCTGTTAGGGATAGTAGAAATCGTTTTGTTTGTCTTTTTAACGATCTTTTGATTTTCTTCATCCCAAGTATCTACATACGCAATACCTAATCTTTGTTTAATTTCATCTTCTGTATAAATACAGTTAAATGTTGCATCCTTATCTAATCTTGCTGGGTTTTTAAAATCAACCGTTGTTACTTCGGCACTTAATGAACAAGGAAAAACCTTACTACCATTAGTGTAATAAGGCTTTTCGTTTACTAATATGTATGCCATAGATTAACCGTTTGAAATGATTTCAGCAATCGCAACATTTCTATGGTTGAATTTTAATTCCCAGTTAGCTGAGTTAGCTAATTCTTCACGAGTTGGTGACTCTTCGACAATGTTGTCGGCTTTAATTGAGAATCCGTTTGGATGCATAACTCTAGCTTGTTTAGTGTAAAGCATTGAAACCCCACCTAATTTTTCAGGGTCATAATCAGTATCGTATGGATGAGGTACTTTCTTTTCAGCTTTTAAGAATGTTCCTCTACCTACCATGTATGAATGATATACAGGGAATTCAGGTTTAGTATTGTCAACTGTTAAATCATCACATTCAAAAATAATCATATCGCCAATTTGTTTTAATTCTATTTGTTGAACGGCATTAGGAACTGTATATTTAATGTTTTGAGCGATATTTAATTCAACTAAACGAGTAGCTACTGTTGAGTGACAAATGAATAAAGTGAAATCTCTACGTTTGTCTCCAATTGCTTTTTGACTAGCTCTTAATGGTGTATTTAAGTCGATTTTATTTGCATCAGTAATACTTCCGCTAGTTACAGATAAATCAGTTTTATGGGTTTTCATTTCAGTAACACCCATAATACCTTTAATGGTAGCTACTAAATCTTTTTGCCATTGGTAAGTCCAATAAGGAACAACTAATTTTGTAGCTAAATTTTGTAAAGGTGACTTTCCGCTTAAATATCTAACAAAGTCAACTTCTTTCCAAGCTTTCATTCTTGAAATAGCCATGAAAATTTGTTTGTTAGTAGTTAATTCAGTAGGTGTGTTGTCAGTTTTACCATCATAATTTAATGCATCGCCTTCGTTGTCGATTGGATTAAAAAACGGAGCGGTACCAACATTCCCTTCATTTCCTAACATTTTTTGAATAATAGGGTCATCTTGTAAGATACCTGATTGAATAATTGCAAAGTTTAAACATGATTGTTCTTGCATGTATTCGGTGAATACATCTGGGTCAAAATAGACACCGTTAAATACTCCTGTACGTGGCATATAATAGCCCTCCTATCTAATTATTTTGGTTAGACAAAGTAGCATACAATTCAGGGTTTTCAACTTTTAATTTAATTCTTTCGTCGATTGTCATTTGTTTAAATTCTTTAACTGTAATTTGAGTAGGCGAAGAATTATCTCCAATGTTTGGTCGGCGAGTGCTTTCTAATTGCATTGTTTCAACTCTCTTGTTTGCTTCGCTTGTAGCACTTTCTACAAGTTTAAGAACGTTATTGATTACACTTTCCATATCGTTGTCTACAAGTGCTTGAGCAATGCTTTCGATTGTTTCGTCGTTACCTTGAATTTTGTTTAATTTGCTAATTGCCTTTGATTTTGCATTTTCTTTTTTTAATGTTTCTAATTCTTTACGAAAGTCTTCCGCTTCGGCATCTTTTAACTCTTGTGCCGTCATATTTGCTCTTTCTTTAGCTTTCATATCTTTTTTGTATTTTGCATATTCGCTAGCTAATTTGTCGTAAAGAGCTTTTGAAATTTGTTCTTCTTGTGGTTGCCCACCGTCTTCTCCGTCTACATGTGTTGGGTTTGGTGTAGGATCATTAGATGCAGGGTTACCTGCAACCGGTGCTCCTCCGCCTTCTCCACCTTCGGGAGCAAAACAAAATCTTAATAAATCCTTATTCATAAAAATCCTCCTTGCGTTTTTAAAACTTCTCTGTTTATGCTTGTGCGTTTTTTATGGCTTGTGTTCTCTCACAATTTGCGTTTTATTGCCTTCTCTGGCATAAAAAAAAGACACTTTAGTTAGTGTCTTCTTCTTTAGGTTTATCGTTTGTATCTTCTTTTATATCCGTTATATCGTTACCTTGTTTTTGTTTTTGAACAAGTTCGATACTCTTTTGTTGTGCTTTTTCAACTTCCGCTTCCCAACTATGTGCAACTTCGTGAGGGTCTCCAACAAGTCCCACAATGTTTAAAGCTGTTTCTTTTGGAACGTTCATTTGAACAAGTTGAGTTAAAGCTTGAACTTTTACGAGAAGATTATCGTTTTTAGTTCTACTGAAATTGATTTCTATATCGCTTGAGTAAATGTCATTTATTTCGCATTGTGGATGTTTCAAGCAAATGTTGATAACTATTTCAAGCATTTCCCTTTCCGCATCTTTGAGAAGGATCTCGTCCTGTTTAGCGACAATGTCAGCTCTTGCCCATCCTCCACCTAACAGTCTTGCTTCTCCTGTATCTCCACCGCTTGTTGTTTGAGTATTAGCTTGTGGAACACCTACTAAAGCGTAAGCAACTTTAACCAATGCTTCGTATTTTGTATTTACATCCGCATTGTTAAGTAAGTTGGTTAAATATTTTGCATCCGCAGGTCTACTAGGGTCAATCGTTGTTAAAGACATTGCTCCTAGTTGCTCTACATTTTCTTTTGATTTTTTATCAATCTTTTGGTTGTAAACAACTAAAAGAGAGTTTACAAAGTCGGCAACATTATCAACACTATTTGAAGAAATAACATTGATTGCATCACATAATGTTTCAACTCTTTCGATAATTCCAATTCTTGCCTTGTTAATCTTGTATTCTACAAAAGGACAAACACCAATATAATGTCTTGTTTTTCTAATGAAGTAGCCCGAATTAAAAATAAATCCTGAACCGTTACCTCCCATATAGAATTCATAAACGTATTGATGATCATATATCATAAGTTGATAGATAACATTGTTTGGGTCGGTTGAGTCAATCGTTGTGATAATACCGCCAAATAATTTTTCTTTTGTAAAATCACTTGAATAAACAATAAATGAAGTACAATAATCTAAATTGTAAATATCGAATGGAGCATTTCTCTTGATGTCATACGACGAACCGTAAGGCTTGGGTAAAATAATACGATTACCAGCACCCGCAACATAAACGTCTTGAGCAATATCAACATTCTTTGTTGCTTTCTTTTGGTCCTTCATATATCTATTGATGATTGAAATATCGTCAGTACACAACGTATCGTCAGCACATGAATATTTAACATCATCACCGTACATGTAGCCTTTTTTAAACTCAACCATTGAAAAAGGATGTCCTTCTTCAATAATTGAGTTCATTTTATTTTTCTCTCCGTAGTATCTTTCCTTTGTCCAAATATTGGAGTCTCCTCGATACACTCTATCAAGATGCATATAATCGGCAACGTTAATAGAATGCAATCTTAAAATATAAGGCAAATATTCGTGAATGACATTTTCGTTAAGAGAATATTTTGAAACAGGTATTCTAATGACCTGTCTTCCAAAACGATATGTCCTTTTTTTAAAGATGGGACTTTTTTTATCTTCTTGTTGCAAAACGTTTGACATATTTACCTCCTTTTCTATATGAATGAGCGGTCAAAACTTCCAATAGTTGGAAATTCTAATCGATTGTTTATAAATTCCATGCATAAAAGAACAACACTATCTATCGCATCATCAAACTTGTTTGGATAGTTGAAAGAATATGAAGTGATTGACTCCATAGCTTCTCCCATTTGAGTGATGGGACTGAATAAGTTCTGTGCAGGGTAAACAATACTGTTTCTAACTGTTGATTGATAATCCTTGATTCTTTGCTCTTTGTTTTGCGTAGAATATTTTTCTACGATATTGCAACCGTAATATCCTTTTTTGTGCAACCTTTCCTCTAAAACGGTTTTAAGAGAAGTATCCGTGTTGTTTTCGACAACAAGTTGGTTTAGTTGATGTTTGATAATCATATCCACGATTGGGTCGTATAAATCATCCATACCCTTCTTTTGATATAAGAAATCAACTAAATAAAAGATGTCGTCTAAAGAGTCCTCTCTTGGATAACCGTAGACAATAGGCATTGAAACGTAGTTCTTACCTCGTCTTGCAGGATCAAGAGCACCGTATCTAATATCCGAACGCTTTGTAACCTTCTCGTTATACGTTTGCAATACTGAATAGTTGAACTCCAACCCGTCAGGAGCAATTGGATCTTGCATATAAACCGCTTGCCATAGATATTTAGACATGAACTTTCGCTTGTTCTTCAATGACTCGGAAGAAAAACGTTTAGGACACGTTGAGTTGTCGTATTTGTCTAGAGCAGGTATTCCGATAAACACGCTCTTTCTATCTTGTGTCAACTCGGTAAATCTATGTTTAGGGTCAGCAATCAATGACTCTGCACCGCTTGTAGCTCGGTCGTACATAACGTTAAGTAAATCCGTATTTGCCCACATAGTTCCTAACAACAATGTTTTTTGGTTGTCGTCGTCAGCACGTGAAGACCAGTCTGAATCGTATCTATCGACAAGTTGCTTGTGTAAGGTTACGTTTGTACTTTCTGTTTCCCCTTTTAGCAAGTCGTCGATAACAACAAGCTTCGCACGTTTCCCAGTTGCTTGACCTTCACGAGTAACAGCGAAAAGATTAAATTCATCTTCGCAATCGCATAAGCAAAACGAATGGTTGTCGTCCTTTTTAAAAACATATTTGCCTTTGTATAAAAGGTCGGGATTTGCATATCTTGGAAAAATTTCCTTGTATGCTTGTGATTTCATAATTGCTTTCGTTTGTGCTGTTGTAATCTTTACCAAGTCATCCGAGAATGTAATTCGTAGTGCGCTTAAGTTAGGATTGTTTCCAAAAGCATTTGCTAAAAGCAAGTTACCCATATATGACTTACCAAGCCCGGGCATACACGATACACGCATTAAATTTAACGTATCGCTAATAATAAATTGGTCAGCATAATAAAAAACGGGCTCGACCGTTTCCATTGTCTTGTCCCAAATTTTCTTTTTCTTGTAGCTTTCTATGTACAAGGCAAAGTTCTTTAGGATTCGTCTTGAAGATAAAGCAAAGAATTTTTTTCTAATTGCAAAGAGTTCGTTAGCAACTTTTAAGCTCGTTGTACCGATTATCCCTTTGTCAAGCTTTGGAAGAACTTCTTCGTCTATCAATTGACATATTCGATATTGATGCGTTAGCAAATTCATTTCTTCGCAGTATTCGTAGTGCTGTATCATTGCATCGTATAGATTTTTGGCAATCTTAAGCATTTGAATTGAAGTAGAAGCGCCTGTATTTCTTAAAGCAATCTTGTAATCGTTGATTACTCTTGACATATTTTCAGACATAGCAGTATCTAACCTCTAAAAAATTGGTTCGTCGCTTTCTTCTTGATTTCCAACTTCATAATCACTTTGGAAAGGCGATTTTTCTTTGATTGTGCATCCAATAGTCGTAAGCTTGTTTTTGTTTTGGATATACAAAATCTTGTCGACAGTAACACAATCCCCTGCTCTTAAATCTATCTCGCAACCAAATATCTGTAGATAAACAAATCCGTAGATTGGTCTCCTTAATTGTGAGAAATTGACGTCGTGAACTTGGAATTGTTGGAACTCTCCAAATTTAGGTCTTATCCCAACTGCTTTCTCTTGATATTTCTCGGGTTGATTTTTGTAATCTTTGTAGGGTTTTAAAGCCCATGGTCTGCCGTCTAAATGTAGCATTTTCTCAACCTCCTTGTTTTTTTGTATAAATAAAAAAAGCTAGGAAATAAAAAGACATAAACTTTTTAAATCCTAGCTTGTAAATAATGGTATAAGGGGTGGAAGATGAAGGACTCGAACCTCCGCAACCGCTAATTGGCGATATGCTTCCGATTATCTTCCATGTTGATTAGTTTGAAAAGACAACAAACATCCACTAATCGTATGTTTCTTGACTGTATTATGAATACTACGCTTTTTGTACAATTTATAGTTTTCAAGAAGGAAATTATAACAAATGAAACCAGTCGAATTCATATGGAAATGTTAATACAGCCACTTTAATGTCATGATATAATTCTTTATTAGGTTTTTAACTTTTTTTAGATTTTTTTAACTTTTTGAGCTTGACAACCACGTTCTGTGTTTTTGACATCAAATTCTACTTGATCTCCTGCACTTAAAGTTTTATATCCTTCACCCTCAATTTGAGTGTAATGTACAAAGATGTCGTTTCCTTCACCTTCAGGAATAATAAAACCAAACCCTTTTGTATTGTCAAAGTTTTTAACAGTTCCTCGCATTGAATTTTCCTCCTATCTTTAAAATTTTATTTTGGTAATGTGAATAGATTTTGGCGCACATTGCAGGATTTGAACCTGCGCTAGATTTAACATCTACTAACCGTTTAGCAAACAGTCCCCTTAAACCTCTTGGGTAAATGTGCAGATAAGGGAACGCTTTGTTCCCCTAGTTGTTTTACGTCAACTATCTTCCTTTTTTTGAAATGTTATGCATGTAAAGTATTTAGCGACACTAATTCAGCTATTTTCACCACCACCATTGCTGTGTTTAGTGTTCAACCTTCTGGTCATTGTACTCGGTGCTTTTACAAGCTTTAGGCTTGATGGACTTATGATTTAATAAGAAGCTAAAGAACGGCTTTGCAAATTTGTAAATAAAAAAGCACCCACAACGGGCGCTAAAGAAGGGAGAACCCCCTTTTGAGTGCTATTTCACTTACATACATGAGTTTACGCTCGATTTGTCAAGTTGTCAAGACAACCTAGCAAAAATAAAAATATATAATTTATACTGTGTTTTAAAATATAAAAAGCTCTATGATTTGAGAATTTTTTGTGTGTAGGATGGTGGAGTAACTAACCCCCCTACCGATCTCGGCAAAATAGGGAGGGGTGGCTATGCATAAAAAGTATAGTGTTTTTCTAGCTCTAAAGTGTCAACTAAAACGAACGTTTTTATTTACATTACAATATTTTGGGATATATGAAGCCCTTATATTGCCTATATGTGCCATGTTTATATAACTTTTTTAACTCTCTATATAGGCTTTCATCTGCCCTTATGCTTCTTCTCAATTCCCTCTTTCTCTTCTCTTTCCCTTTAGGTATATTACTATTTATTTAAGTATAAAATAATAAAGACATCTAATACCCATCTAAAGAATATATACCCCCTATTAAAAACAATACCCTTATATTAATACATAATACTTATATATAGTATTGCATTAATAATTAAGTATTAGTATTAAGTATTAAAGTTATTAGTAATATAGAAGTATAAATATAAAATAGTTTACTTAAATATATAAAGGTGAGGAAAAGAAAAAGAACAGCGATACACCCACCCCACGGGAATATACAAGAGAACTAAAAGCAAAGGCTTTTCGATTGTTTCTTATTGTTCCTGCATTCGTTGGATCAAGCGCATCAAGAACAAATATACAAAGCCTTGTCCTGCTCGTTGCTGTATGGCTATACACCTGTATCCCCTAGCCCTGCTATATGTCCTCATATGCTCTTATATTCGCTCATACGAGGCCTTTATATGCTTCATGGTTAATTATGTCTATATACGTAAATAGCATAACATATACTTAAATAGCTTATATTTTCGATTGTACGCACGTTTTATATGTTCTAGGTTAATTATTCCAATTATAGCAAAAGTCTTTTATACGGGCTTATATTCGCATTCCTTTAATATCAAGCACTTATATATTAATACGTATTATGTATTTAAGTATTAAAGTATTAAGAATAATAAACGGGTATTAAATATCTATAAACAAAAAAACTAGGCTCTTTATATTTGAACCTAGTTTATTATTATCTATTCAATTTGATTCTATTTATACATACCTGCTAAGCTCATGAATAAACACCACATAGCTCTAATAGGTAATACAACGATATAAAAGAAAATTTTAAATAATGTCCACATAATTCTTAAACCCTCATTCTTTCTATTTTTTTAAATAATTCATTTTGTTCTTTTTCTTTCTTGAAACTATTATAACATTCTTTTTTGATGCTAAATAGACAAATTAAAGCAAATTTTCCAAAGATCAAGAAAATCACAACCAATAATAAACCATTTTCCATTATCCTAAGCCCTCCACACTTCTGATAAAAATATGATGTTCTATATCTCTGTTATAAGCTGTTATGTTTCCCTCTTTGCTTATGTAAGAAATAATAAAGCCGTTATCTTCTAGCCCATCAACTAGAATACCCTTATATTTTCTATTCCATGTTAGATTGTTGTAAGCGCTGAACACTTCCCATATATCTTTTATTTTTTCAATATATCCATCATCTAAATGGCAAATGTATAAATTTTCTTGTAGCTCATCCATAAGACCTACAACGCTATCATGTTGAAATAAATAATAATATTTCATGCCTTTATTCTCCTTTTCTGCTATTCATACCAATAAGAATAAGCTTGTCCCCTGTAGTCGGCTTCGTAAAAGCCTTCTTGGTGGTCCTTATTCGTGATTATTTGATTATCAATCACATCTCTAGCCCCAAGGCTAGCCCCTGCAAGGAATGACCCCGCAAGAGCTAAAACAACTAAAACCGCTAAAATTATTTTTTTCATATTTCCGTCCCTCCTTATTATCTATTAGCCCAATAACCGACGGTTATTATTTTGTCACTATATCGCTTATAATACGTTTTAAGCCTTTTGATAAATGTGTTGTTTAATTCTTCAAGGCATTGCATAAATTCTTTATTTTCTTGTTCGTCTAAAAAATAAAGATCATCCCTTTTATCAAAATCATAATAAAGTCTGTAGCTTTTGTGGTTAGGCTCGTCAGGATATGTTTGATCTTTTGAAATTCCTACACTGTGGAGCAAATTCCCAACACAAAAGCCGTTTTTTTGATAGCTTTCATTTTCTTCTTTCCATTTTTTAAAACGATTACAACCACTCATAAATAAATTATATTCAATAAACGAATTGAGCGCCGTTGATGGTGCGGGTGTTTCGTCATTGTAGTATAATTCCCTTTTGATGCTTGGCTTGTCAATTTCAATAAAATCGCCGTTATTAAGTATGATAATGTCATAATTGCTGACATATTCTTTTACGGTATAAAATTGATGCCCTTTCATTTGATTTTTAAAAAATTCTGTTTTTTCTACTTTGTTCAATAATCTAGCCATTTTTTGCCCTCCTAATAAAATTATTAAATTATTCAACCGCTTCTAGTTCTTTCATGTCGCTATAAATAACGGCACCTTGAAGCAATTCATCAAATATAAGCCCTATAATTTTCTTTTCATAAAGCTCTCTGTTTTCTTCTTTAAAACCTTCTAAAGTCCCGAATATTTTAAAACACATCTTTTTTATTCCTTTAACACCTAGAAAAATATCGCTAGTATCTAAAATAGTTGGCAAACCTTGCGCCCAATCATAGAAATTATATTTATTAACTTCTCCAGGGTTTAATTTAGCCCCTAATTTTTCACGCATGAACGCGTCCATTACATAGTTACAAATAGCGTAGTAATTTTTTTTGCTTTTTGTTGGAACTCCTTCTTCTAATTCTGTTTCTTCCACTTCATAATTTTCTAAAATCCATTTTTTAATTGTTAACATATTTATGTCCTCCTTGGCTTGTCGCCTGTTTCTTTCTACACCTACAATATACACTTTTTTCGTTATCATGTAAAGAATTTTTGATAACTTTTTTAGTTTTCATGTATTCCTTTTCTATATATATGATAACGTATTTTATGTATATTCCTATTGACTTTTAAACTCTGCCGTGGTATATATATGTTGAGGAGATTAATAAACGCTCAAGGGGTGTGTATGGGGGGTATGTCTACATATGCATCTGTTTATGAAGCGGGCAAGGAGGAAGAAATGATAAAAAATAAAATTCAAATAATGTTGACGTATAGAAATACTTCTCAAATTTCTTTATTGGATGTATTGGGTATGGCAACAAGGCAATCTTTAAACAACAAATTTAGTAACAATCGTTTTAACGTTGAGGATCTAATTAAAATATGTGATTATCTAGGTTTGGAAATTGTCGTTAGAGACAAAGAAAAGCAACATGACGTTGTTATTTTTGACAAAGACGATCTAAAAAAATAAAGGGTATGTGTCACCCTGCATCTGTTTGACACTTGGTGCAAGACGGTAGCGCCTGTATTTCAAGAAGGAGGAATAAATATGAAATACGCATATATGAGAATTTCAACTAACAAACAAAGTACAGATAGACAAGAAAGCATATTAAATGATTATTTTGAAAAGAATAATCTCGTAATGGATGATTGGTTTAAGGATGTTATTACAGGAAAGACATTCGATAGACCCGATTTTGATAGATTGAAAAATACAGTAGTTGCTGGAGATACAGTTTATTTTACGGAAGTTGACCGTTTGGGTCGTGATTGGGACGGTATCAAAGAAGCTTATAAATGGTTCGAGGACAGAAATATAAACGTTATTATCCTTGAAGTACCCACCCTATCACTTTCAATCTACAAGGAAGATGGAACTATTGATTTAAACATCAAATTAATTAAATCAATCGTTCTTGATACATATTGTTTTGCTTCTCAAAATGAAAGAGAAAAACTTGCAAGAAGAACAAAAGATGCTCTTAAGGCAAAAAAAGAAGCTGGTGTTAAACTTGGTAGACCTGCAACAAAAAAAGCTCAAGAAGTTATTGATCTAATTGTTAGAATGGCAAAAGAAGGATATTCTACGAGAGAAATTCAATTTAAAACAGGTAAATCAAGACAATACGTATGCAGAATTAAAAAAGAATATGCTTAAAAAGAGGGTTTTCCCCTCTTTCTTGTTAAAATTTTGAATTTGTTATTGACTTTATGGCTGACAATATCTAAAATGATATTGTGGCAGACAAAAAGGAAGGAGTTGAAATCATGAGTCCACGAACTGGACGACCTAAGATTGATAACCCTAAATCTAATAGAATTACGGTAAGAATGGATGATAACACATTAAATATACTACAAAATTATTGCAAAAAAGAAAACGTAGACAAAGCCGAAGCTATTAGAAGAGGTATCGAAAAGTTAGGTAAATAAAAAATAGAGTGCCCTTAACCCTGAGAAAGTTAAACACTCTATGCCACATCACGGCACTTGTATTATAACATCAAGTGCCTCTAATTTCAAATTTTAAAGAGAAAGAGGTAAATAAAAATGGCACGAGTTAATGTAGAAAAAACAATCAAGAAAATATCAGGTAAAATAAATCCGTTTTATGATCTATACACGGACCAAATGTATGAGATAAACAATATGTCTAATGACAGAGGAGAATTAATCGGTAACGCATTTATACTAGGTTATATGCAAGGTGTTAAAGCACAAAAGAAAGGTCGTGCTTTCAAATGAGCAACCAATTAATAAACATATCGCCCGTTGAAACTATCGACAGTAGAGAAGTTGCTGAAATGATAGAAGTAACACATGCTAGTTTATTAAAAAAGTACGTAATTATGAAGAAATTTTAACCAAGTCAAAATTGACTTCGTTAGATTTCTTTATTCCTAGTGAGTATAAAGATGGTAAAGGTGAAACCCGTAATTGCTACTTTCTAACCAAGAAAGGTTGTGAAATGGTAGCAAACAAACTAACAGGTGAAAAAGGAATTCTTTTCACCGCTCAATATGTCAATCGTTTTGCGGAAATGGAGAAGAAACAAAAAATCCCAACAACAGATAGAGAAATCTTGATGTTGAGTGTTAAAGTACAGGAACAAACCGCACAAAGGGTTGATAAATTAGAAGAGAAGTTCGAAACTCTTGAGAGTTCGCTTACAATCGACCACGGACAACAACAAAAATTACAAATGTTGTGCAAGAGCCGTGTTATTTCGTTGCTAGGCGGTAAAAACACGAGCGCCTATAAATTATACTCTAAACAGTTATTTAGCTCTATATGGGGCGATTTTAAGCAATATTTCAATATTGCAAGTTATCGTGACTGTCTAGTGACGGACTTTGAGGATGCAAAGAAGTATTTAGTTTCTTACAATCCTTCAAACAATATTGTGTTAGCTATTAGAAAAGCTAACAATCAAACTTCTCTAGATATATAATATCACAAGCATAGCAACGAAAGTAAAAAGGAGAAAAATTCTCCTTTTTTTGTTATCTTCTATTTTTTTGAGGGGTATGTCTTATTGTCTATCTGTTTAAAGCCCATGCCTTCTAATTCAGCTATCAACTGTTCTTTAGATTTAAGCTCTGTACTCTTTCTACCTGAACTTAACTGTTCTTTTTGAGTTATCAACGAATGACCATGTTCTCCTGCTGTTTGCGCTCTGAACTTTGTAAGGTTCGCTTTAATAAATCCTCGCTGACCTGCTGAAAGTTGAGAGTCAATGATATAGTCATTAATCATTTCCATCATTGCTCTAATATCATCATTTGTACTATTTAGCATATCATCATAGAATTTTGCAGTCCATCCCATGAAGAAACAGAAATTTTCTTTGGATGCTACAAACACGACTTCTAGATTGATTTTAGAAATGATGTTTTGATACTTCATAAACGCTTGATATAACACGTTGTAATCTTCAAAAGAGCGTTGCTCCAATCCTTCAATGTCATTGTTGACACTCAAATAATTGCAGATGATTGGATATGTATTGATCATATGCAATTTTAGTTGGTTGATTTTAAAGAAGTCCTCTAGCTGAATTTCAATAAGACTCGTTTTTGCTTCAATCCACTCTAATGTGTTCATGACCCTATGTCCTACCTTTCATCTGTTTAGAAGTCAACAGCTTTGAAAATATCGTCAAGTGTTGTTTGTAGCTTGATGCTTACATCTTCACATTTTTTGATATATTCGCTTAATTCAATGCTTGAGCTTTCTTCATTCCCTGCAAGTTTCTTATGAATGTATTTAGCAATTCCTTTTACAGCATCTTTAGCCGAAGGATAATAGCCGATTGTTCGATAAACTGGTTTATCGTCTTTATCTTTCTTCAAAGTATCTTCGAGAGCTGTATAACAGTTGCTATCAGCATCAAAGTAGTAGTTATCCATAACGTGTACCATTTGATTTTTAACCTCCTCTATTTAATTTCTACATAACGATCATCTTCTTCGACAACCTTCTTTTTTAAGATTTTAATAACTTCTTTTTCATTCTCTTGCTTAACAAGATAGTAAGTTAAGTCTTGATTGAAAATGCTTCTTAATTTGCAATAGTTTACATCTTTAGAAAGTTCTTCTTCTGTTCCTTTTTTACAAACTCTAACAGCAACTTTCCCAGTTTGTAAATTCACTTGTCTTTGTAAAATACTATATGTTTGTTTCATATTAAACTCCTAAGCTTCTCTTATTGAAACAAGTTCGACTTGTTCTCTTCCAATAATTACTGTTCTATTTTTTTCACGATATGCATAAGTATCATTTTCAACTTTAAAAACATAAGCATTAAGTTCTTTTGAATAATTCCAACTCGATACTCTTTTTATTGTTTGGGTGCTCCCATCTTTATACCTAACATAAACTTCCATGACTTTACTTTCCTCTACTTTCTTTAACGATTATCCAACTAGAAACACATTCTAAATACAACATATCGCCATCTTTATACCTGATTTCTACTGACATTTATTAAACCACCATTACATTTATAAATACTTTTCGTCCTCTATCAAGAGGATTTCTATAATATTTTGTTATCTCTGCATCAACCAACTTATCACCAATGCTTGTATACATATCTCTTCCTCTTAACCTAACAATTAAATTTGCATCTACATCAAATAGAGAAATCATATCATTTTGATGTTTTTCTAGATATTCGTTTAATTTCATTTTTTTGCACTCCTATATTCTTTAACAGCTATTAAAGTAAGAGTTGAAATAACAATCAACGTTTCTGCTGTTAATGTAACGATGATTCCTGCTACAAATGGATTAATGTACATCTTCATTCACCTTCTTTTTCCAGTATTCTTTATCTTTTTTAGATTCTTTATCTGTTAAAACATCAATGCAAAGATATAAACCTTCTAGTTTGTTGCAAGCATTATCTAAACCTTTTTTTACATCTTCGTAAGCTTTTTCTAATTGCTTGCAATATGCTTCTAGAGCTTCTACATACAAACGGAC